TAAATCAGTAGGCGGGGCAGGCACGATCCGTCAAAGTTCAGTTTTAACCGGCACGGGCCGGGGGATGGGAGAGGGTGCAAGATGAAGAAGATAGTGTTGATATTATTGTTTTTATCTATAACAGCCGCTTGCTTAGCTAAAGATATAGTCAAAGAAACCAATAAACAGCTCTATAAAACCACCTTAGGTGAAGATAATGATGAAGTCATAATAGGCGATGAGAAAAAAACAGATATCTTTAAGTCAAAAGTAACTTTTACAAAATGGCATAAAGAAGAAAGTTTTTCAATAGTATATAACAAGACTTTTTCAGGTATCCCTGTTTTAAGAGAAGATATTTATTCAATAGATGGTTCAAAAGAAAAATTTTACTTTAAAGTTAATCCTGATGATGATAACGAGTTTAAATTTGGACTGATACTTAAAGAAAAACCCTTGTCTAATAAATTCACTTATCAATTAGAAAACTGGGAGAATTTTGATTTTTTCTACCAATATGAAGATATGACTGACTGGATGAAACATCCTGAGATATTTGTTAGCGAAAACGAGAAAGAGGCGAGGTTGTTAATCGATGGCGTGGAATACATAGTGTATAAGAAATATTGGAAGGGTTATTCTGTATACCACAAAACAAAGCACGGTTACTTGGAAGGAGAGACTAATTATAAGATAGGAAAAGTGGGTGATTTTATAAGGCCTATATTTATAGATGCTGATGGAAAGTCCGAGATTGCAGAATTAAATATAAAAGATGGAGTATATACGGTAACAATATCCCAGGCGTTTCTTGATAACGCTAAATATCCAGTTATCATGAACGATACGTTTGGACAAACATCCGCTCCGACCGGTTCAGGTCACTCTATAAATGGCGGAACATACGCTTTGGGCCGCTATCAATTAACGGTAAATGGAACGGTAACCAAGCACACTGCTTATGTGGAGAATGAATCGGCTTCGGATTATCCGTATTATTCAGGGTTGTACAATGATGTGGATGGAAATTACCCTTCGGTAAGAGTGATAGCGCCTGGAAGCGTGACTATTACGACTCAGTGGGTCTGGGCCTGGTTAGACGTGAATGTGGTAGATACAGCTTTGTCAGCAGCTTATTACTGGTTCGGTTCATATTCAAGCAATGCAAATGTAAAAATCAGATACGATGGGTGGGGGCAGACGGTATATACTTCAGGAGATTATACTAATCATCCCAATCCATTTCCAGATGGAAAAGGTAGTGTTGAAAGACGGTATGGTCTTTATGCGACTTATACGCCATCGGGGGGGGCACCATTAGAAACAATACGATCGGCGCAGGTATAGGACGCGGCATTGGAGGGGGTATGAGATGAAAAAAATTATCATATTGGCATTATTAGGTGTTTTTTTATTAACAGTGCCGACAAATGTCTTGGCATTGGAATTACAAAGAGACAAGAACGTCGCCACGTATATCGTTTTTCCCTTGATAGATTCTTCCGATGATGTGAGTTATCAATCAGGGGCGACTTCGCCTGATAGCGAGATAGACTCCTGGGCCGATGGCGCTGCCCCTGACGGGTTCGCCGACTGCACGAATGAAGCGACAGAGATAGGAACGACTGGGATATATTATCTTTCCTTATCAAATACAGAAATGAACGCCGATTATATTGTCATACAAATAAAGGCAAGCGATGCTAATACACAGACTCTTCTTATAAATACAAAGATAAAGACCGATGTTTCAAGTATTTTAACAGACACCGCCGCAATGGATACGGCTGACGAACTACGAACGCTTTTGACTGGCGGTACGTCCGCAGTTTCTATTCTCACTACGTCCGATAATATAGGTATCAACTGGGGAGATGTAAGCAACCCGACGACCGCGGTAAATCTTTCAGGCACCAATATAAAGACAGACCAGGTTGTTGCTTCTGTATCTGGAGCTGTGGGTTCAGTTACCGGCGGCGTGACTGTCACCACAAATAACGATAAAACAGGTTATACGGCTTCCACGGTCAGCGACAAGACAGGTTATGCATTAGCCGATGGCACGTCCGACGCAGTCATCGCCGACGCAGTTTTAAATGCGGCTACGGCCACATACGGTTCTGCAGGGTCTTATGGTTTACTCTTAGAAACTGATTTAGACGCAACTATATCATCCAGGGGAACATCAACCCTTACAGCAGCGAACGTATGGCAGACAGATTTATCTGGATATACTACAGCGAACCAGGCAGGCACGTATTTACATGATACAAGGGATACGGTCAATACTAACCTTGATACGACTGTGAGCTCCAGGGGTACGTCTACTTTGACAGAAAGTAGCAATATAGGAATAAATTGGGCGGACGTTTCTAACCCGACGACCACATTGAATCTTAGCGGCACTACCATATCCACAAGTCAGGCCGTGGCAAGCGTAGCCGGCGCGGTCAATAGCGTGACAAGCGGCGTGACGGTGACGACCAATAATGATAAGACGGGTTATACCGTAAGCACCGTATCAGATAAAACTGGGTATTCTTTAACACAGACCTTTCCGACAAATTTCAGTAGCCTTGCGATTACCGGTGCCGGCGCGGTCACCGCGGGCACGGTCGGCGACAAGACAGGTTACACAGTGTCCACAGTTTCGGATAAGACCGGCTATTCATTGACACAAGGTTTCCCGACTAATTTCAGTTCTTTGGCTATTACAGCCGGAGGCGCGGTTACGGCGGGCACGGTATCGGATAAAACTGGATACAGCTTAAGCCAGGCATTCCCAACGAACTTTTCTGTATTGGCTATCAGCGCCACAACCGGCAAGGTTACGGTGGGTACGAATGATGATAAGACGGGGTATGCGCTTACGCAAACGTTTCCCTCTAATTTTGAGCACCTGGCGATAACAGATAATACGGGATACGTCACGGTCGGAACTAACAATGACAAAACAGGCTATACCGTTAGTACAGTCAGCGATAAAACGGGTTATACGATAAGTGGAGCGTCGGCAGGGAATTATTCAGAAATAGGCACGGATACTTGGTCGGCCACCACAAGGACATTAACAGCGATTGATGAAGATGTTACTACCCTGGATCTAAATGGCACTATGGTAGGCGGTTTGACCAACTGGGATAAAACAGGGTATAGATTATCCGCTACAGGAATAGATGATTTATGGGAAGAAACTCAAGCCGGCCATACCACAGCCGGCACGTTTGGCAAATATCTCGATACCCAACTTTCCACTTTAACTGTTTCAGCGAGCGTGACAGAAGAAGATAAAGACGATATAGCCAGCCGGACATGGGAAGAAACTCAAGCCGGCCATACCACAGCCGGGACAATGGGCAAAAAGATGAACGAAATGCCGACACCTTATAATGTAGGTCCTTAAAAAGGAGAAACTATGTCTGTTGAGAGGGAAAACGCGGTAGTAAATAATTCAATAAACCTGCGCAATAATTTTAAATATTCGCAGACGAATGATTATTTTGATCCTTCTGCAATATCAAAGGTAGAGATATTGGATAGCGATGGCGTAACCGTCTTGCAGACAATAACCGGTGCATCGATCATTAAGGATGCAGTTGGCAGATATTATGTTGTAGCAAGTGCTATTTCCACGCCGAAGACGATTTATGATAAATGGTATTTTACTCCTGCTATCGGCGCTACAGCAATAACAAAGACCAATACGTGCGTAGTATGGGCAACGGCCGCGGAAGCCGGCACAGAGACATTAAGTACTGATAATGCCAGTTTATTGACAGCGGTAAATAATGCTATCGCCGCCAGATTAAACGGAGGCGCTGTTGATTCATACACTATTGGAGGGAGAGACCTTAAATACATTCCTCTGGCGGATTTATTTAAAATGAGGGATAATTTGCGCCGCGAAATAGCAGCTGGTGCCGGCGGAGCAAGGAATTATATATCATTTAGGAGGCCTTCATAATGAAAGAGATAAAACCCCCGAAAAAAAAGACAACCCTAACAGACAAAATCGATAATCTGATAGGGGTATTTTCTCCTCAGAAGGCTTTTAGAAGAAAGATGTACCGCATGGCAAATAAACTTGTCCTTGGTAAGTCTTACCGCGGCGCAGAGAAAAATCGGCTTAGACAAGATTGGCTTCCTGGGGGTAATTCTCCAGATGAGGACATCCTTTCAGAGCTCCCGGATTTAAGAGAGCGCAGCAGGGATCTTAATAGGAATGATGGGGTGGCAGCAGGGATTACTTCAACAATGGTGACTAATGTAGTCGGAACAGGCATAAAGCCCCAGAGCCGAATTGATAAAGAAAATCTTGGGATAGACGATGCAGCTGCTATTCAGTTTCAGAAGAGGGCTGAGAGATGCTGGGAAAAGTGGACACCTTTTGCGGATTCGGCGGAACGAATGGATTTTTACGAGATTCAACAGCTCGTTGACCGCCAGATACTTGAGAACGGCGAAGTCATCATATTGCCTTTGATGTTAAAGGACAAATACCGGCCTTACAGTTTAGCCCTTGAGGTCATAGAATCCGACAGGCTTGTAACTCCAAGCGACAAAAGAAGTGAAAAATCAATCCGTTCAGGAGTAAAGATAGGGGCTCGCGGCCAACCTGTGTCATATTTTATCCAAAAAACCCATCCCGGAGACTCTACTCTTAAATTAAGGACTCCTAATTCGGATAAATGTATTGAAATTCCGGCAAGAAATGAATACGGTCGGTCTAATGTCATACATCTTTATTGGATCCAGCGCCCGGGCCAGACAAGAGGGGTGCCGTTTTTTGCCCCAATTCTCACATATTTTAAGGATTTAGCGGATTACCTTGAAGCAGAACTTGTCGCAGCCAGGATAGCGGCCTGTTTTTCTTTGTTCATTGAAAGCGAGGATGCCGCCAATATGGCTCTTAACCGGTCTACTGAGACAACCTCAGCTAATACCAGAATAGAAGATCTTGAGCCTGGTATGGTTGAATACTTAAATCCAGGGGAAAAAATATCTTCTTTCTCCCCGGAAAGACCAGGCGCTTCTTTTGAACCATTTGTGGATAAGATGTTAAGGATGATCGGCGCGGCATTGGGATTGCCGTATGAATTAGTGAGCAAAGATTTCAGCAAAACGAATTATTCAAGCGCCCGGGCCGCATTATTGGAAGCAAGGAGATATTTCAGGGTCAGGCAAGAATGGATTTCAAGGAAACTCTGCCAACCTGTTTGGGACATGGTAATAGAAGAAGCGTATTTAAGGAAAGAGCTTGACGCGCCGAATTTTTATACGCAGAAACAAGATTGGTGCCGCACCAGATGGATTACTCCAGGATGGGCATGGATTGATCCTCTAAAGGAAGTTAAGGCCGCGCAGGAAGCAGTAGATAATAATTTATCCAGCTTGGCAGATGAAGCAGCTGCGCAAGGGAAAGACTGGGAAGAGATTATGGAACAGAACGCCAGGGAAGACCAAAAAAGAAAAGAGCTTGGCTTGCAGAAACCGCAAAAAAATAACGATTCAAAATTAGACCAGAAATTAGACGAACGGAAGGAGCTGGATAATGAGTAAAAGAGCCAATGAACTATTTTTTATGCGACCTTGGGCCGTTAAAGAAGATATCTTAAAAGTGATATCGGAGATCATGGAACGGCATATCCGGGGAGAGAAATTATCGACAGAGGATATCCTGGCGAAGATAGGTACAGATAAGAAGGAAGCCGCAGATTATGAAATAAAAGGCGGGGTAGCCTATATACCTATTTACGGGGTGATATCCAAGCGGAGCAAGATGGTAAGGAATATTTCGCAGCCATTAGGGACATCCGTCCAGGAAATACAGGAGGACCTTAAATCAGCCCTTAAAGATGATACCGTAGAAAAAATAGTCCTGGATATAGATTCTCCCGGAGGAAGCGTTGATGGAATCGCTGAATTGTCCGATATGATTTTTAATGCCCGGACACAAAAGCCTATTATCGCTTATGCAAACGGCATGATGTGTTCTGCCGCGTATTGGTTAGGATCTTCGGCTGAGAAGATTTATGCTTCCAAGAGCGCGGCCGTAGGATCCATAGGAGTTTATTCCGTAATAGAAGACTGGACCGTCGCTAACCATAATGCCGGCATTAAGACGGAAGTTATCCGTTCCGGGAAACATAAAGCCGCAGGGCATCCGGACAAACCATTCACCCAGGAAGACAGGGACCTGATCCAGGAGGAGGTTAATACCTATTATGATCTATTCGTGGATGCCATTAAAAGAAACCGGGCCATGGCAGATGAAGACGCTGAAAAAGTAGCAACCGGCAAGGTTTTTATCGGCCAAAAGGCTTTGGATGTGGGGCTTGTTGACGCTATAGAGGATTTCGATACCTTAAGCGATTCATTGGGAACAGGCTCTTCAATTTCTCAATCGACCGATCACGGCGAGAGCGGTCTTAATATAGATGAGGTTAGTAAGGATACCAACAGTAACACTAACAAAAGGGAGGAGGAAGAAATGAAATTATCAGAAATAACATTGGATCAGCTGCAGGCAGAAAATCCTTCTTTAATAGCCTCTATTAAGGACTCAGCATTAAAAGAGGGTAAGGAGATAGGCCTTAAGGAAGGGAAGGAAATAGGGGCCAAAGAAGGGAAAGACGGGGCAACCGCGGCCGCAACCGCGGAGAGGGCCAGGGTTACATCTATCTTAAAAGAGGCAAAGGCCTTTGAGAAGATGGAGGATTTGGCGCGCGAGTGCATTGAAAAGGGAGATACGGTCGAAGTGGCTCTGAGCAAATTCAAAGATCAGCGCATAAAGGATCTTGAGGGCGCAGCGCCCGGTTCAGCAGGTCCTGGGGCAGAAGAGACAATAGAGGCCGATAAAACCCTCTCAGTAAAAGAAAAGGCGGAGAAGGAATGGGCAAAAGACGCGAAACTGAGGGATGAATTTAAAGACAATAAGGAAGCGTATATTGCCTTTAAGGAAAATGAGGCGAAAGGGAGGGTAAAGATCCTGAAAAAATAGTAAACGGAAGACGTAGGGCGCGTAGAAACAAATTGTCGTACACAGTAGTTTAAAAACTCGGGAGGGAGGAATAAAAATGAGCACGTTAGCGAAAAACGCAGTAAGGGCTTTTGAAGAAGGCGACATAAATGAGCTCCCAGCTGTTCAGGCTGACATCATATATGAGGGGGCCGCGGTTGGTGATAATGGATCCGGTTACGCGAGACCTTTGGTCGCCGCAGATCCTTTTCTTGGTTTTGCCACAAGAAAATGCGATAACTCGGCCGGAGCGAACGGCGCGAAGAACGTGAAGGTGAAGGAAAAGGGGAAGATCGTCCTCGCCGTTACCGGAGTAACGGGAGTAGGTGACGTAGAGGATGCCGTTTATGCGTCCGATGATGACACGTTCACAAAGACATCATCTTCGAATAGCGCGATAGGCAAGATCATAAGGCACATCTCCGGCACGCAGTGCGTAGTGTATTTCGAGGCAGTCCAGGCAAGATCGATATAAGTTCCCCATGAGGGGTGCGTAGAAGTAGTCTAAAAAAACAGTGGTAGAAAAATTAGGAAGGAGGAATCCAGAATGGATCAGCAGGGACTTTCAAGCAGGGCAATAATCGGCAGGTTTTATCAGACACTCGAAGCTGTATTGGGGGCTTCATGGGTGAGCAGAATCAGCATGTTGTTTCAATCAGATCAGGAATCCGAGACATACAAGTGGCTCGGTATGTCCCCGGCGTTAAGGGAATGGATAGGCGGACGTAACGCAAAGGGGTTGAGAGAGAACGGTATCACTATCGATAACAAGAAATACGAGGCAACTCTGGAAATCGATGTGGACGATCTCAGGAGGGACAAGACGGGTCAGATACTCACAAGGGTGGATGAGCTGGCAGACAGGGTGAATGAGCATTGGGCTAAGCTTTTATCGACACTTTTAATCAGCGCGGAAACAGCGGTTTGTTATGATGGCGAGTATTTTTTTGATGGCGACCACTCTGAAGGAGATAGTGGATCGCAGAGCAACGATCTAAGCGTTGATATATCGGAATTGCCAGTTGAGAAGCATGGTTCAACCACGGTGCCTTCTGTAGAAGAGATGGAATTGGCAATCCTTCAGGCAGTCCAGGCAATTTATGGCTTTAAGGATGATCAGGGCGAACCGATGAACGCGATGGCAAAGGAATTCCTTTTAATGGTGCCGGTGCCGTTTCTCAGTATAGCGCTGGCAGCTTGCAAAAATCCTGTTTTGACATCAGGGAAGACCAATACGATAGCAAACAACCAGGCCGAGTTCAATATAATCCCTGTAGCAAATCCGCGCCTTACATGGACAACCAAACTTGCATTATTCAGGACGGATGGACGCGCGAAGCCCTTGATTCGCCAGGAAGAGCAGGAAATGGAAGTAACGGCCATAGCCGAAGGGTCTGAGGAAGAATTCAAGCATAATAGGCATCTTTACGGAGTGAAAACTCTCAGGAACGTAGGATTCGGGTACTGGCAGCACAGCTGTTTAGTTACTTTGGCATAGTTGAGCCTTTAGTTATATAAAAATATTCAACTCCTTGATATTCCCCGGGGCCTGGGCGCTCCGGGGAATATAAAACAGAAAGGAAAGGTGAGATCATGGCAAAGGGGGCCATAAAGTTAGTTTTGTCTAAGGAAAGAACTATCGGCGGTACAAAAAGAAAACCGGGATTCGTGCTTTTAGAAGGTACTCTCCCGGCCAATGTATCGCAGGATGACATCAACAAGGTGATCCAGCTTAGAGAAGTAAGCGTAGCAGCACAAGAAGATAAGCCTGCGGATAAAAAATAGTTTTTATACCCGGGGACTCCTATGGGGCCTCCGGGTATTTATTTAAAGGAATGATATCATGTCTTTTAAGACTAAGTTAACCAGCGATTTTAAAAGCGTCATGCTGAATCTTAATGAGTTCGCTGAGCAGATTAAATATACCCCGTCGGGCCAGAGCCAGAGGACGATTAAAGCCATTGTGGTCCGTAAAGGATTAAACATACCCGGCCAGGATACGGGAAGGATCCTTAATAACCAGGCGGAAATCTATATAGCCAATGACAGCACTTACGGAGTTACGGAAATAAATAAAGGGGAAGATCTCGTAGATATGCCAGAAATAGAAGGTGAATCGGACGTGCAATGGGCGGTCGCAGATATTTTAGGGAAAGACGAAGGCTGCTGGCACTTACTCGTGAGTAAATAATGATAGAGTTAGAGATAAACACTAAAAACTTGGACGTTGCCATAAGATATGCCCCGAAAATCCTGAAAGAAGAACTTGGGGACGGAATGGATCATATCAGCCGGAAATTCCTCAAGACCTTCAGGGAAACGCGATTACAGGGTCCTCCGGGCATAAAAGCGAGATCTCACGGTATTTTTACGTATTTTAAAAGGGCATCGTTGGTTCCTACCGGCGGCGCCCTGGACATGGGCATGACGATATTCTCAACTTCGAAGATATCAAGGATGCACGAAGAAGGCGCCATATTGAGGAATCCTTCAGGCGGAAAATTGGCAGTGCCACTATCACAAAAATTTAGGCCGGAAATGTACACAGTCACCGGTAAATTAAAAGCGATGTATAAATCCCCACGCCAGGTTAAAAACATAGTGCCTATAAAACTTAACGGCAAGATATTCCTGGCGAAGGTCAAAAAGAAAATCCAGGCGCTTCTCCCTTTATATGTATTAAAGAACCAGGTTAAAATCCGTCCGCGTCTCGGGTTTTATCAAACCTGGGATAGCATGCAGGGCGAACGCTTTAAAATATTGAATGATTCAGTAAAGAAAGCTTTGGCGAGGATATAAATGGCCGGTACTATCAGAGAAAATATATTTTTAGATATTGTATCAACGCTTGAAGATATCTCCAAGGACAATGGTTACAATAACGATATCGAAAGCGTACAACGCTGGCGCCAGAAAGGCAATTCATTGGCCAAGGTTCCCTGTATAGTGGTCAATGCCGGTCCTGAAGATAAGAAGCCTGAGCCCAATCCTCTTACCACATGCGAGCTTAGTATTTTTATAGACGTCTGGATCAGGGATGATAGCGATGCCACGGATAGCGTTTTAAACAGTCTTTTTGGAGACATAGAAACGGCTTTAACAGAAGACATTACAAGGGGAGGATATGCCGTTGAAACTCAAATATTAAGTGCTATACCGTTCGAATCCATTGAAGGGCAATCTTACGCGGGACTTATCATAGAATTAAAAATTATTTATAGACACGAACAAACAGATCCGGAGACATCCGGTTAAAAGGAGGTAAAAAATGTTAAGTAGATTGCGCCAATTGGCATTTAAACTTGAAAGCGTAGAAGGTACTGTTGAAAGCCTGGCAGCGGCCGACGCAAAAGCATTGGTCAGTGATCCTAAGATTAACTTCGACCCTGAAATGCTTGAGCAAAATCCCGTATTGAGTTCATTCAGTAAAATCGCAAGCATCTCAGGCAAGCGTCCAGGATCAGGAACTTTCAGTATGCTTTTGAAAGGATCCGGAGACAAGACCGTGGAACCGGATTGGGCTTCACATATTAAAGCATGCGGGTTTGAAATAAGCGTTTTAAAATCTATCGCTATTGGGGCGATATCCAGCAGTACTGATTTCATCCACGGAGAGGTTATTACGGGAGGAACTTCAGCCGGCACGGGTAAAGTAATAAAGAATACAGTGAATGGAGCCAGTAAGATTTATTATGTAGTGCTTACGGGAACGCTACAGTCAGGCGAAGTATTGACTGGAGGCACGTCTGGGGCCACAGCGACCACTTCAGGCAGCCCTACTATTGAAGGCAAGGTTATCCTTCCTATAAGCGAGAGCATTTCGTCAGCAACCATGGGTACCTATGAGAACGGCATAAGGAAGGTTTTAAAAGGCGCCCGCGGAAAGCTAAAATTTACAGGAGAATCAGGAAAACCTTTTACTAAAGCCTACGAGTTCATGGGCGTAGAAGCCGGCATTACGGACCTGGCAATGTTAACCGGCATTACACGCCAGTCCACAAAACCCCCGGCGTTTTATAATGCTTCCTTCTCTATTAATGGCGTTTCCGCAAAGATAAAATCGATAGAGATAGATATAGCGACTGTCCTGGGCATCAGGGATGATGTGAATGACCAAAGAGGGATATTATCGTTTGTCATTACAGACAGAAAAATCACCGGCTCCTTTGATCCGGAAAAGGTATTAGTGGCAACGCATGATTTCTGGGGAATATGGTTCGCCGGCACAGAGATGGAACTTGATTTTATTGTCGGCGCCACAACAGGTAATAAGTTTAATTTTTACGCTCCAAAGGCGCAATACCAGAAGGTGGAAGATGAAAGCAGGGATGGTATAGATATTGCAAAAACAGCTTTTAGCTTAAACGGGCATCCGGACCTGGCCAACAGTGAATTCTGTATCCTGGCGCTGTAAAGCTAAGAAGCAATAGGAGGCCGTGTCTTCTATTAACTAAAAGGAGGGGTTATGGATGGGTTAAAAATAAACAACGAAAGGGTTTTTATATCCGAGTTTGAAACGGATAAAGAAAATCCTACAAAGTGGAAAATTGGGATATTAGATCCGGGTATATCAGCCGAGATAGAAGACAATATTACTGACATCGAAGTCAGTTCTAAAAAAGGTAATGATAAGGGGAAAGCAAAATTGAATATCGGCAGGCGTAATCTCTTGGTTTTAAGATATGGCCTAAAAGGTTTTGAGAATTTTATGGATCCTGAGACAGGGAAAGAAATTAAATTTGAAACAGAAACCAGGCCTTTCGCCAAGAAGAGTTATGAAGTTGTTTCAGATAGAATTATAGCTTTAATTCCTTCTAAGGTTAGGACCGAACTGGCTAATGCTATTCTGGATGAGAATACCTTTTCGGAGGAAGAGGAAAAAAACTGATCCTGGCTGTTTGGGCCAGCACTTTTGACCTGAACTGCCATCTTTGTTCGGAGCAGGACAAGATAGAGAATGGTTGTGAATCGGAGTCCACTATTCCTGGCGCATGGAAACTATACGACTGGGAATTTCAACGCTGTCCACTTAAAATAATAACTTCTCAGAGCATAGATTATTTAAAGGCATATAGGTTTTATGATAGGGGATATTTACCCAATGCCGGCACATGGATGGATCAGCCGGCGAAGTTTATAGAGGCTATGCAGATTATAGAGAAGGAGATTATTGCGGTACAGGAGAATGAGGCAAAGAAAATAAAAGAAAAGGGGAATAAAAGTTAATGATCTATATCCCAACTTGTAAGGATATCATTTTCAAAATGAAGGGTATATGTTTTAGACCAATTCCCCTCACTTTTTTGTGTAATTCCTGCGATCCAAGACAGTTTTGTCCCATTTTTATCCTGATAAGTATGCATAAATTTTTCATTATATGGCTTGCCAACAATATCAAAAACTTCTTGTTTAGTCATTCCTATTTTAAATTTACCCTCTTTTATAGCATTGTCTATTCTTACATCTGTACAATTATTATACATTGTCGCGCATCCAGTCGAACACAATATAGCCAAAAGAATAATAATCTTTTTCATCGCATATCCCCATTTTTATTGAGATTATACCATAGAATATCAAAAATCGTCAACATAAAACCACAGGAGATGCTATATGCCTACTAACAGGGAACTCGAAATAATCCTTAAACTGAGGGATGAATTAACCAAGAAACTCAAATCAGCCGAAACCGCGATAAACGCTTTTGTTACGCGGATGGGTAATCTCGGAAGCACCTTTTCGAATTTTGGAAGGACTATAAATCAAATAGGGACAAAACTTACTATGTTCGGAAGCATTATTACGGGAGGATTTTTGCTTGCCTTGCGGAATGCTGCGGATTACTCATTACCGGTAAGCCGCGCTCTTAATGAGATAAAAAACAGCGCGCTTAATTTACAGATAGTCATAGCGCAGGCTGTGGTTCCCGTGCTTCAAAAGTTATCTAATTTTATAGCGAGCATAGTCACTATCTTTCAAAATATGAACCCTCAACTACGCGAATCAATCCTACAATGGGCTTTTATGGTCGGCATCTGGCTTACTGCCACAGGGGTACTTTTTAAATTCGGGGGGGCCATATTAACGGTTATTGGGAAAACCTTAACTTTGGCAAAAAATATGTACTTCTTAGCCGCGGCTAATTGGCCGGTTACTTTAGGTATTATGGCTATAGTGGCAGCATTGATATTGATGATTAAATACTGGTCGCAGGTCCGGGCCATGGCAATACCGGTTATAAACGCCATGCAGATAGGCGTTGATATGCTGGCGATAGGTGTTCTTAGGGTAGTAGATTTTATTTTTATGTTATATGAAAAGATGGGAGTGCTTAAAGATGTTCTAAAATTAATGATAGAGCCATTGGTATTTTTGAAGATGATCCCCAGGGAAGTGGCTGATAGTTATAAAAATGCACTTGATAGCATGACTCAAAACACCCAGGAAATGCGGGCCACGGTACAGGCGCAGATACAAATGCTCCAGGATGATATACAAAGCATAATGGAGCAAGGAACCGGCGCGTGGGCTGAGAATGTTGATGAAATGATAGCCAAGATACAATTTTTATTTGAGCAGTTAAAAAATTTATCAGGAGAAGGAATTAATAAAACTGTACAAGATATTTATGGTTTAAAACAATTTGTAGACGATATTGCTCCTAAAATAGCACAAGCCATGGAATCTCATTTGGGTAATTTTTTTTACAATACATTAACCCAGCAAATAACCAGCGCAAAACAGTTATTTGCTGATTTTGGCAAAGCCATTCTTCAAATACTTACTCAGGCGATTGCGAAATTAATATTAGTTAAGACGCTTGGTGCAGCGTTGGAACCAGTATTTGGATTTAATTTATTTAAAGCTTATCACCAAGGTGGGGTCATACGGAAACATCTCGGCGGGATTATAAGAGCTCACCAGGGCCTTGCGGTGGATGAAGTGCCAATAATAGCATTAAGAGGGGAGGGGATTCTTTCCAGGCGCGGTATGTCTGCCCTGGGAGGAGAAAGAAGCCTTAACAGATTAAATCAGGGCAATTCTCTTGGGGGTAACCAGGAAATCCATTACCACCCTACGCTGATTATTAAAGCTTGGGATGCTGCGGATGTTATGCAGCATAGTCCAGAAATAAAAGCTATTTTTGCAGATGCAATGCGGACACAATCCAGAGCAGTGAAAGGATCTATCAAGAGATATGGCTGATTTTATTTATACCCCAGATTTTAATTATAAATGTAAGCCTCGATATAATGTCGAGTCTACTGAATTTGAAAACCAGGCCGAGGAATCCAGGCTTATAAGTTCGAAAAAACAGCGGACCTGGGAAGATTTGATTTTTACATCAAGGAATAAAACCGAATTCGATGCAGTCATGGCTTTTTATGATTCTAAACATGAAAATTTGGATTCGTTTACTTTGGAAATCGACGGGGAAACTGTAACCGGAAAATTTGTAAAAGACTCATTTTGGTATGTTTTAAGGGCTTATAGAGTTTATGATTACGGTTTTGGTTTTAAGGAGACAGTATAATGCCTTTGGAAACCAATGCAGCATTCAAAGAAGAAACACGTAAGCGCGAAACCCAGCCTATTTTTTTATATACCATACATGACTATATAGGTACCGGCGTGGATATGCCTTTCGCGGCTTATGATACTAATATAGTTTTTGACGGTATCACATATAATAAATTTCCGATAACTCACGACGAGATAACTGAGAATACCAAAGGCGAAATAGACAATACGAAAGTCATGTTATCTAATATCGCGCGCCTTATAGAGTATTATCTGCAGAATTATGACCTAAGAGGCAAGAAGGTATCCATTAAGATGGTATTCGCAAATCACCTTGATGACCCTGATTGCTATGCTGAATTCTCAAATTATATAGATTCTTACTCATCTAATGTCAAAGACGTAATTTTTAATTTGATGAGTAAATTCGATATATTTAACGTGCAGGTTCCGCAGAGGATATTCATGCGTTCTTTCTGTCAGTGGGAATTTGCCTCGCCGGCAGTAAGGGCGGCCGGCAGGGGCCAGGAATGCGGATATTTAGGATCAGAGACCACGTGCGATTTGACCAGGACAAGGTGTCGCGTATTAGGCAACCAGGCCAGGTTCGGGGCTTTCCCATCCACGCCGGGAGGCGTTGCTTATGTCTGATGTAGATTTAAGACAATTTCTATCCATTCCCTACATAAAAAAAGGCAGAGGTTTCGATGGTTCTGATTGCAAAGGCCTTATAATCCTTTACTATAAAACCCTTTTTAATATAGATATCCCGGACATCCTCGAGGAGTACGCGCCGGAATGGTCCCTCGGGGACAGGAACTCATTCGTACAGAATTATCATAAATTCTTCGAGCCGGTCAAGTTGCCCAAGAAGCATGATTTGATTTTATTCCAGGATAGGGCCGGAGTAGTAAACCATGGCGGCATCATCAGGGGATATGGAAAATTCATCCACTGCTGCGAAGACGGCACGCTTATCGATAGTTACCACAGAGATATGTGGATAAAAAGATTTAACGGTTTTTATAGGGTCAAACATGATTAAAAAAGACATCACCATAAGATTCATTCCGAATCTATATTCAGATATAGGCAGGGAATTGAAATCCTTTCCATACGATCGCCGGTGGACCATCCGCAGGTATCTTAGAAAATCCGGCTTCGAATGGGAAAAGATGACTATAACTGTAAACGGTTATGAGGTAAAAAATATTAAAAAACACCT